ATGGGCATCAAGGCCCTGCCGAGTGGCGAGCAGCTTCTAGACCTGCAAGGCGCGCTGCCGCTCATCAAGAAATGGAAGCCGCTGTGCTGGTTTCCGGAGAACGATAACAATTGGAAGTCAGCCAAGCCATTCGTGGTTGCGGCGATGCGACGACTAAGCGTTTACACCCGCATTGAAGAGATCAGCACGCAGGGTGGTGACAAAGCAACCAAGGCGCAGCCGTTTCAGGCGAAAGCGGCAATGGGTGAGGTGCATATCCCGATCGGCTTCGACGGCGACGAGATCATCAAACAATACAAGCAATTCCCAGCCGGGCGATGGGACGACGAGATCGATGCTGCGGCGAACATCGGCCGCGCGCTCGACATGGCGCATCCTGCGATTATCCCCGTGATCGATAGGAAGGTAAACCCTCGCGACGGCTGGACCACGAACGCTAACCCTGACCAGGCAACCGCATGGACTTGAGACGGGCTAGAATATCCGTGTGGATATGCCCGAAAACTCCGCCGAGCTAGACCGCCTCAAGGCCATGCTTGCGTCGTCGCAGCGTATGGGCTCGGGCTACAAGGATCGGATCAAGGCTATCCAGGCGCGCATTGACGAGCTGCCCAAGTGATCGCGAGCGCGCCAAACGACACCGGCAACATGACGGGCAAGCAGGATACGCTGCCCAAGGATCAGCTATCAGGATCGAAGCCGACGATCGACCGCCTGCGCAAGATGTTCGACATGGCGCGCGACGCGACGACACGCGAGCGGCTGGCGGCTCAGAAATGCCGCGATTACTACGACGGCAAGCAGCTATCGCATGAGGTGTTGCGCATCCTAGGGTTGCGCCGGCAACCGCCGATCTGGACTAATCGCATCCGGCCGGCAATCAACGGCATCATGGGCACGCTGATCAGCGCCAAGGCATCCCCCCGCGCCTATCCACGCAATCCCGGCAACGAGAATGAAGCGGATATCGTCACCAAGACGCTGCGGTTCATCGGCGATACAAACCGGTTCGATCAGACAAAGCTCGACGTTGCCGAAAATCACCAGGTCGAAGGCATCGGCGCGTGCATCGTCGAGCAGCATGGCGAAGACGTGGTAGTCACGCAAATCCGCTACGAGGAGTTCTTCCGCGACCCGTTCTCGCGTCGTCCTGACTTCAAGGACGCGAAGTATCTCGGCATTGCTAAGTGGCTCTATGCCGATGATCTCCAGCGCCTATACCCGGAAGCCTATGCGGCAATGGGCGATCCGATCTCGGGTGGTCTCAGCGGCCTAGAGGCGACGTGGAACGATCGGCCCGATAACGCCCTGCCGTGGATCGATGCAGCAAAGCGGCGCCTGATGGTCGTCGAGCTCTACTATCACGAGGACGGCAAGTGGCAGCGCTGCGTCTATTGCGCAGCCGGCGTGTTCGAACAGCAAGAATCGCCCTACAGGGACGACAAGGGGCAAGCCATCTGCCCGATCGAGGCTGTGAGCTGCTACGTCGATCGCGAGAATGTCCGCTATTCCGGTGTGCTGGACATGATCCCGATTCAAGACGAGATCAATGCCAGTCGGTCGCGCTCGCTGCACCTGATGAACAGCCGGCAGATCCAGCAGAGCGATCCGGCTGCTGCGCCTGTTGATCCCAAGACGGCACGCGAGGAAGCTGCACGGGCCGATGGCGTGTTGCCTCCGGGGTGGAAGTTCGCAGATCCCGGTTCGATGCTTCAAGGTAACATGGAGCGCATGCAGGAGGCCAAGGCCGAGATCGAGCGCATGGGCCCGACGCCTGCGCTGATCGGCCGCTCGACGAACAGCGATGCTCAGAGCGGACGTGCGCAGCAGATCATTCAGCAAGCCGGTATGACCGAACTGGCGCGACCTCTCGCGCATCTGGAGGATTGGGAGGAGCGCGTCTATCGGCAGATGTGGTTTCGCGCGAAACAGTTCTGGACGGGGCCGCGGTTCATCCGTATTTCCGGCGATCCGAACGCGCCGCAGTTCCTCCAGCTCAACAAGCCTGTGCAGCAGCGGGTATCGCGCGAGGTGCCGCTGGTCGATCCGACGACGCAGCAGCCCGTCATGCATCCCGTGACTGGATCTCCGCTGACGACCGTAGTGCAGTCCGTCGAGACGGTTGGCTACGAGAACCAGCTAAGCCAGATGGATGCGGACATCACGGTCGATACCGTTCCGTACAATGCCAGCCTTGAGCAGGAGACATGGACCGATCTGTTGCAGCTTGCGCAGACGGGTGTGCCAATCGGCTCGCCGCAGTTCATGATCGCGTTGGAGTTGGCGCCGATCGTCAACAAGGCCGAGACGATTGAGCGCATCAAGACGCTGATGGCGCAACAGCAGCAGGGACCCGATCCAGCGCAACAGGCGGCGCAGCAGCTCGCGTTGCAGGGCGAGCAAGCCAAGGTTGAGGCGACACAGGCCGGAACACAGAAAGATCTTGCGACCGCAGCCCGCACGCGCGCGGAAGCGGAGACGATGCTTGGCGGTGCTACGAACCAAGCGGCCGCAGCAGGTTTGGACATCCACTTCTAGTCTGTTGACACGCTTCGCCGAAAACCCGGCATCTTCCATAATATTCTGGCGGATATGCCCGAAATGGTTTGTCCGTCGAGCCGCCATCGCAAGGGCGTTTCGTGGGCAGGACACGTAAATCCCTGCCGTGCCGCCGACGTTCGGGCGCTGCGTATGTCGCCGACGCACAGGCGAATAGGGGTTAACATGGACGACTTCGAGAAGATCTTCGAGCATGGTTTCGTAGCTGATGCGACACCCGCACCGGCCCAACCCGATCCCGTCCCGGATGTCCAGGTCGATCAGCCGGCGCCAGCGGTAGAGCAACCGCCCGTTGTAGCCGATCCTCCGCAGCCTGATCCCGCACCTGCCGATCCAATTCGCGAGGACAATGGACGGTTCGCTCCTGTCTCAGCCTTGCAGGAGGAGCGCCAGAAGCGCCAGGAACTCGAACGGCGATTGGCCTTGCTGGAGGCGCCCAAGCCCCAGCCGCAAGCCGAGCAGCCGCGTGCGCCAGATCCCTATGACGACCCGCAAGGTTTCGCGGCTTTCCAGAGGCAGCAGACCCAACAGTCCATGTTGGAGATGCGGTTTCAGATGAGCCACGAGATGGCCAAGACGCAGTTCGGTCCAGACGTCGTCGAGCAAGCCCGTGTTTGGGCTTCCGAGAAAGCGGCGAAAGACCCGGCTTTCGATCTTGCCATGGGGCAGCAAGCCCATCCTCTCGCCTGGGTCGTCCAGCAGCACAAGCGGGACGCGCTTCTGCAGCAGATCGGCGAAGACCCCGACGAATATGTTCGTCGCCGTTACGCAGAACTGACCGCAGGAACACAGCCCGCGCCGATCGCGGCCGTGCCGGCAGCAGTGCCAGCGGCTACCCCGCAACCGGTTCCCGTGCCTGCTCCTCCGCCTCGTAGCCTTGTGTCGGAGCCTGCCGCTGGCGGTGCTGCGATCAAGGACATCCCTACGGGCGGAATGACGGCGCTGGATTCCGTATTTCCGAAATGAGATAGGACATGGCAGAAGTCGTTCTAGCTACCGCCTCCGAGCGGCAGGTATGGATCAACAAGTTCACCTACGAATACGTGCGCGAGTCCGGCCTGATGCCGTACATGGGCACGGGCGAGACCTCGATCATCCGCATCCGCAAGGATCTCCAGACGCAGGCGGGCGTCGCGATCAACATTCCTCTCGTAACCCGGCTCAAGGGTCAGGGTGTCACCGGCTCGCAGGTGCTTTCCGGTAACGAAGACGATCTCGGCAACTTCAACGATCAGGTTCGCATCGATTGGCTGCGCAACGGCGTGCGTGTGCCGAAGTCCACCAGCTTCCGCACCGAGCTCGATTTGCTCGACGCGGCCAAAACCCAGCTTCGCACCTGGGATTCGGAGAAGCTGCGCGATGCCGTGATCTCCGAGATGGGCTCGTTCATCATCCCCGGCACCAACGACGTGAACGGTATTGCGGGCACCGATAGCTCGGTGCTGTATGTCAACAGCACCGCAGCGCAGCGCAACACGCATCTCGTCAACAATGCCGATCGCACGCTGTTCGGCAATGCGATCAGCAACGCATCGTCGGGCGTCTATGCGACTGCCGCGGGCAACGTCTCGACTGCGACGGGCAAGATGACTGCCGCGACGATCACGCTGGCTAAGCGCATCGCGCGCACGGCGGGCCAGACGAGCGCTGCGGGCATCAACATCCGCCCGTACAAGTCGGACATGACGGCGGGCCGCGAGTGGTTCGTGATGTTCGTGCCCAGCCTCGTGTTCCGCGATCTCAATGCCGACACGACCATCATCCAGGCGAACACGCAGGCTCGCGCTCGCGAGGGCGATGGCATGGAGAAGAACCCCATCTTCCAGGATGGCGATCTGATCTACAACGGCGTGATCATTCGGGAAATCCCCGAGTTCAACGCCGCAAATGGCATGCTGCTGCCAGGCATAGGCGCGGCTGGCATCCAGCTCGGCCGTTCGTTCCTGTGCGGTCAGTCGGCGCTCTCGGTCGCCTACGGTCAGGATCCTCGCCCCACCACTGCGAAAGATGACGATTACGGGTTCCGTCCCGGTGTCGGCATCGAAGAGCTGCGCGGCCAGAAGAAGACCAGCTTCCAAGGCCAGCAGTACGGCGTCGTGGAGATCGTCACCTCCGCCACTCCGGACAATTGAGGAGTCTGAGACATGACCGCATATACCTCCGCACAGTTGAGCGGCCCGCGCTATGCACCCGTTTCGGGCGTCGGCATGGGCGGTCGCACCAGCAAGCACGAGCGTGGATCGTTCGCCGTTACCGCCAACCTCGCGGCCGGTGACACGATCGACCTCTTCAATCTGCCCCGTAATGCCCGCGTTCTCGGCGGCTTCATCAAGTCCGATGCCGTGGATACCGGGTCCGCCGTCACGTACAACATCGGTATCACCGGCACGCCCGCGCTGTTCTTCAACGGCTCGATCGTAGGCCGTACGGGCGGCGGCGTGGACAGTGCCATGGCGGCAACGGGTCGTGACTACGTGACGACCGCCAAGACCAAGGTGACGCTGACTATCGGCGCCGCGCCGGCCGGCGGTGCCACGGGCGGCAACATCGTCGTCATCTTCGACTATTGGGTAGAGGAGCCCGCGTAATGGCCAAGGTCACCTATGTCGGCACGCCCGACGATCCGCAGACGCAGACCATCACGGACGGTGGCATCACTTTCGTGAAGGGCCGCGCCGAGACAGTTCCAGACGATCACCCGTGGCTCGATCGGTACAGGAACAACCCGACGTTCAATGTCGGAAAAGCCGATCCGATCGCGCCCACGGATGACGAGCGCGACGGGCTCAAGGTCGAGCTCGACAAGCGCGGCGTATCCTATGATCCTGATGCCTCGATCGCATCCCTCCGCAAGACGCTGGCGGATGC